CACTGCATCTAAATCTCTAACTAAAGATTGTGCTACGTCTTCTTCATATTCTGCGCTTGCTCTTGTTAATGATTGTACTATCTTAGCCATTATAAACTTGCGATGCCTCCTTGAGAATAACCTACTCTACCACCAGAAAAATAAATATCGGCGTAATCTTGAACGTTAGCACTCCCTGCATCAACTCCTCTTGGAGCACCTCCATCATTACCACCACCATTATTATTACCAGCATTTATGTTTTGTAATGTTTTAAGTTCATCTGCTTGTAATTCTTTGTTTACTTGATCTAATTCGTAATCAGCTATTTCTCTGTTTAACTTCTTTAATCTCTCTTTAGGCATGGTCTTTCCGTATTTATCTTTATATTTATTTAATTGATCAATGTAATCATTAGTCCCAAACAAAGATACAACGTTCTGACCACTTAATACCGAGCCGGGTCCATATTGAGTTAAACCACTACCTGGATTTGGTCCAATCATATTGCTTTCACTTAAATAATCCATTTGACCTTTAAGGTAAGGATTATAATTCATTGAACCTGGTCTTAATGGGTTTCTTAAATAAGCTAAACCTAAACCTCCAGCTAATAAAGGAATTGTCATTCCCATACTGCTACCACCTGTTAAAGCTTTAATACCTTGATTTAATCCTGCTCTTTTAAACATGTTTCCAGCATCAAAAGTTTTTCCACCCAGGCTAATTGCATATTTAGGGTTTTGTGTTTGTTGATCTAATCCTAAAAGTTTTGCAGCATATTCAAAACCATATTTAGCAGCTAGCGATTGTAATAACGCTTCCATTATCGTCTTCCTCCAGCATGTATATCTAACCTAAAAGTCCCTAATTTCCAACTAGTATCTACTGCAGTATTGGATATTGTAAGAGCTACTGCTCTAGCTCTAGCTCTAGTATCTACTTTATCTGTACTTGTTGTTACAGTAAAAGGCCCTAATGATGAACTTGATGCTGTGTTATTAGGATAGTTTCTTAAATCTAATTGTATAATAGCGCTTCCTTGTTGTGATATAAAATCAGGTATAATTCTACTGACTCTCATAATGTTTTCACCATCACCTCTAAGGTCAGCCATATTTGTAGCAGCTCCTCTTACAACTTTTTGTGTAATATCATAATCACCTGATGTAATATTTGCTGGAATTGCTACAGCAGTAGATGCTGCTTCTTGTTGATTAACTCCTGTCTCATGTTCAAAATAAATTGTAGTACCATCTGTGTTGCCTTTAACATCAAATGATGTATCAACACTTGCATTATACTTTGTTGCATGAGGTAAACCAAATACAGATGAGTCTTCCCATGTTGTTCTAGGATATAAACTACTAGCATTGGTAAACCATATTGGTCTTTTAGCTGTTGAATCTAGATAACTATATGTAACAGATCTAGTATTTACGTTTGATGTAGCTGTTGGATAAAACCAAGTAATCTCACCAAACAAGTTATTAATACCACAATAAATTAATTGATTAGAGGTAGTGTTAAGATCATCATAAACATAATCTTCAACTAAACAATCCATAGATTCTAGTTTACCAGTAAACCTAAAAAAACCATTCTCTGACATCCAGTAGGCAGCACCATCAACTTCAACAGCTGCATTCATTCCAATCAATCCACAGTTAGTACCAACTTGTTCAAAAGCAAATGTAAAAGGAGTTCCTACAAAACGCATGGTAAATAACGATGTATCCGTCCAAATATAAATTGCATTTCTACCTAGTTTACCACCCATGATCCGTGATCCGGCGGCCAGTCTTTGTGTACCAGCACTATTCTCAGCTGTAGGTGTATAAGTATTTATATCTTCTTGAGAAGAGAATCTAATAAACATATCATCTTGAGTAGATTTAGTTCCAATAGTTGTTTCGGTTCCAAAGAAAACTAAGTGACGATCGGGAGTTGAAACTAACATGTCACGTGATGCTGTTGGTGCACCTGATATAATTGTGGCTCTTGTTGCTGTTGCATTAGCTGCATCTGCGTCCCATTCAAAACATTCTCCGTTATGTATTAAAGCAATTAAATTACTTCCTAGATTGTCCAAGGACCATAGACCAGGATCTGTTACTGAGTCAGTGTTAGCTGCAGCTGATCCCCATCCAGTCCAGCTAGATGTATTAGTTACTGTTGCACCATTAGAGTGGGCGGCTTTACTTGAACCTCTTGCTCCTCTAGTAATACCAGTTAAATCATTTCCTGATACACCTGTGTATGAAATTTCTTCATTGTCTACTTGAATATAGGTTGTACTTGTTAATGTAATACTTGTTCCTGATCCACCTGTACCAGCGGTATCATTTAATAAAGCACCATTTAAAGTAGTAGTTAAAGATCCTAATAAATTACCACCCCATAATGATATACCCCAACCATAAGCTCCTATTTGTTCAGCAGGACCAACATGATAGTATTGAAAATATTTAACACTACCGGATGTTGTTGCACCCGAACCTGTCTCATTATTATCCATAGTAATAGTTAAAGTATCAGGAGTTGGTACACTTGTTACCATATATTTTATGTCATCAAAATCTGATGCTGTGTAATTAGAATTAGTTGCAGCTGAAAAATCACTAAACGTTATAATATCTCCTGCTACAAATGTGTGAGTTCCTGGAAAGGTAATAGTAACTGTTGGAGATCCATTACTTGTAGTAAAACAATTAGATAAAGTTGTGCCTGATGGATTAACTAGTGGGTGTATGTCATAATATACTCCACCAGAATATACATATAAAATTCTATTAGTTCCTATTGCTGCAAATTTTGTAGATTCTTTATTAACAAAATGATGTAAACCTCTTGCAACACCTGTTAATTTTGATTCACCTAATTGATTCCAGCCACCTATTTTTTCAGGTGTACCATATCTAAAACGTACATTTTCACCACCTGTCCATTGAGACTCGGCACCTGTTGATGTAACTTGTTTGTTGAATCCTGGTAAAAAACCTAATTTTTGTAACATATATTAAAACCTGTTTATTAGGTGTTATATCAGATTGTAAATGATTTCAATAGGTTTTAAGCAGAGGGAATCTGTGGTGGATCATCCCCCTGCAAGCCTAATGTATAAACTATTTTTTAGATTTAGTCAACTTCATACCTTTAAACCAAGCAGGTAATCCTATGAAAGGTCTTTTATCAAACGCATTTTCTTTAGCATTTTTTGATCCTGCTTTATTATAGTGTAAAAATACTTGACCACAGTTTTTGCCTTTAAATTCTTCTCTCCAATGCTCTAGATCGCATCCAGAATATATTAACATATCACCTGGTTTTAAATCTACTTTAATACCTGCTTGACCTTTTTTACCTGTTGGATCAAGATAAATGGGCCACGGGTCACCACCTAAATTTAATGTAGTTGATATCTCACATGAATATCTATCTTTATGTCTAGCTAGTATGTCACCTTCTTTGTATATCCTTGCATAAGAATAAGTTTCAGATAGTTTTAATTTTGTATGTTTTTCCATTACAGGTTTTACTTCTTGTAATAAAGTTTCCATCGCAAGATCACCATAATGTGAATAAGTATTTGGCACTTGAGAATCATTCCATACACCCCAATAATCTGTAAAAGGTGAAATATATTTGTAATCAAATAAAAATCTTGCAACCTTTCTTTTATTTAAAAAATATTTATAAACAAACGCTGCTAGCTCAGGTGATATAACTTTTTTTAATATTGTATATTTATTATTTTTGAACGACATTTAACACTCCTTTTGGTATTGCTTGGCAGTTCCAATGTATAAATCTAAATGGTTTATACCCAATATCTACCGCATATTGATGTGGCATATAAGATGGAAAAAATATCATCCTACCTGGTTTAACTGCATAATTAATTTGAGATGATGCATATGTTACTTTCTTTTTATCTTTTTCTGGTAAAAGATTCATAATATTACCTGGTCTTGGATCCTCAAACATAGGTAAAGATGTAGACTCATCTGCTTTTAAAAAATAAAAACCAGAAATGTGACCATTCCAATGGGTGTGTAATGTATGATGTCCACCGCCTTTTTTAGCAAACTCTTGTACCCACATTTCTGTGGTAAATATTGAATAGTTAGTTAAATCAAAACCCATTTCATTTAATAAATTATGTGCTGTTGCACCTATGTAATTTTGTAATTCTATAAAGTTGGGATCACCTATTAATGTTGTTGAATGAAACACATGACCCATGTCTCCTTTATCACCAAATTTTTTATTACGTTCATCAATAGCTGGTTTTAAATTTTTCTTTGATTCTTCAATATAAGAATCTGATGCTTTGTTTAATTTATCAACAAATTTGGGTTGATCTCCAAACCATATAGGGCATTTAAAAAACTCCTCTAATTGTAATTGTTTAGGATATCCATCTGCACTACCACATGACATCTCTTCTAATTTTTTTCTTGTTTTTTGTTTTCTAGCTTTAGCTTTTTTCTTTTTCATATTTATCCTTTATTTAAATGGGTATCCTAAATTCCATATTACTAAACTGTTTCTTTCTCCACTTTTAACAGGACATACTCTATGCCATACAAATGAAGGAAATACAACCAAAGATCCTTTAGGTAATATTTCTTTACATTTTCTAATATTAGGTTTTTTATCTGGATCTTGATTTCTAAAATCAAATTCTAGTTCACCACCTTTATAATCTTTTGGATCGGATAAAGTGACAGTAACAGATAATTTTCTAATCTTACCATGTGATGGAGTATTGGGTTGATTGTATATATGTTCCCAACTATCACAATGCCAATCATAGTATTGGCCTTTTTTATATTTTGTAAATTGACAAGATTCAGAAAAATCCCATTCAAAATTCCAACCTGCATTTGCATTTGCTTGATGCACATAAGGTTGTATTTCTTTATACACCCATCTATCATTCATCCAAACAATATCTGAATTTCTTTTCTTTTTTAAATCTTTAATTTGTTTTTTATTTAATTTTGTATGATCACCATAACCACCAGTGACTGCCATTTGATCTCTTAACTGATGACCATATTTTACAATGTCATCACAAATACGAGAAGGTATAGCTGATTGAAAATACCAATAATAGTTTGTAAGGTTCATATGTCTTTATAAAACATATATAACTAAGTTATATGTTAAAGTAAAGAAAAATAAAAAATGTTAGATAGGATATCCTGGAATTACTAAATTACCATTGGATGTAAATACGTGTGTAGTAGTTCCACATGCAGTGCTAACAGTACCACCAGTTGCTTTAGCAGCTCCTGGGTATTCAACGATTACAATACCTGGACCTCCTGCACCACCACATCTTCCTGGAGGAGTTCCTCCACCACCTCCACCACCACCACCAGTGTTAGTTCCTCCTGCTCCACCTTTTTGACCAGGTGCGGGACTAGGATGTCCTAGACCACCACCAGCATTAGTTGCACAACTTGGGTTTGGTGAACTACCTGCACTACCACCACCTGCATATTTACTTGAATTAGGTAATGATTGAGTAAAAGATGGACTTACGTCTTTACCTG